TACGCTCTCCCGTTAAGCGGCGGCACAATCACCGGCACATTAAACATCAACGGCGGCGGATCGCAGCCGCTAAACCTTACGACCAGTAGCAGCAGCCCGTGGGGCTTCGGACTCACGAGAAGCGATGCCGGTGTATCAAGCAAGATTTTCTTGCACAACGGCAGCGGAAGCTGGGCTTGGGTATACGAACACAACCCAGTTTTCTATAACGGCGGTGCATATAGCCAATTTCTGCACAGCGGTAACTACACAAGCTACTCGCCAACTTTAACCGGAGGCGGCGCGAGCGGAACGTGGGGAATCAACGTCACAGGAGCTTCGGGATCGGCGCCACTCCTTTCTGCACTCGGACTCTACGTCTGGAGCGCGTCAACACTTCCGACAGGGTACAACCAAGGAATTCAATGTTCATTTGTGTATGGCGGCTGGCCGAGTTACGGCTCTGTGATGACGATGAATACATACAGCGGAGGCGGTGGCGCGCTTCAGCTTTATGTTCCATACAGCCCGACATATGGCGGGACAGGTCTTCAGGTTCGATTCGGTAACTACGACGTTTCGTCGGGTAATTCCTGGACGTCTTGGAAAACGCTTTTAGCGAGTGACAACTACAGCAGCTACGCGCTCCCGCTTTCTGGCGGAACAATGACAGGGACGATCTACAGCAACGCCTCGTCGTTAATTATTGGGCAGCAGGGCGGCTCTATCCGCGGGTATGTTTATAACGACTCTGCCGGAATCGGCTTCCTGACAAACGGCGGCGCGTGGGCCGCATACGTTCCGCTCGGGACGAACAACTGGCAAGTCAACGGCAGCATGACTGCATCGGGCAACGTCACCGCCTACTCGGACGAGCGAGTAAAGGCTAACTGGCGAACGCTGGACGACGGTTTTGTCGTCAAGCTCGCAAGCGTCAAGTCGGGAATCTACGACCGCACCGACATCGAAATCACCCAGGCGGGCGTCTCGGCGCAGTCGCTTCGACAGGTCTTGCCCGAGTCGGTCATTGAGTCAGACGATGGCGATCTGTCGGTCGCATACGGCAACGCCGCGATGGTCTCTGCGGTCGAGCTCGCGAAGGAGCTCGTAGCGCTCAAGCATAAAGTCACCGAGCTCGAGGCTCGGATTCACTAGGAGCATTCAGAATGGCTATCGAATACACGCTAAAGATCAACGCGGTCCGAGTTCATAACGTCGGCGAATTGCAAAACGTAGTGAAGGAGGTCGACGTTACGCTCAAGGGCACCGACAGCGGGTGCAGCTTCGAGCTCCCGATCTCGGTCAACGTCGGCGATCCGGCTCCCGAGAATTTTGTCGACTTCTCGCAGCTCACTCCCGCAGAGGTTGAGGCCTGGGTGTGGGTCCAGGAGGATCAGCTCTCCCCGTACAAAGCGCACATCGCCTACGTCGTCGCGAAGGAAGTCGAAAAGGCCGCGCTCGAGCAGAAGCCTCTCCCCTGGGCTCCGGCTCCAGAAGCTCCCGCAGCACCGGCTGACGTCGCGGCCTAATGCCTCTCGTCTCTTCCGGGGAGATCTCGATCGGCGGATCGACGACCGATCGCTCGATCAACCTCGAGCTCGGACGATCGGCGACGGCGACCTCCAGTCTTAACGAGTCGGCGCTGCGAACGCTGGCCGGAGTCGCAAGCGGCGCGATCTCGCTCTCGAACTTCTACGGGAAGTCGAACGCTAGCGTCGCGATCTCAAACCAGAGCGCGCAAAACCTATCCGCGGCTGGAAGCGGTGGAACGGCGACAGCGACTTATCGTCTGAACAGTAACGGCGGCGCGTATCGCACCAACATAAACGGGACTCTCGTTTCAATTAACGGAGAGTGGCTCGTCTCGGGGTCGGCGTCGCTGTTCGAGGTTTATGCAACGTGGTCGGGTTCGGGCGGATCGGTCGGCGGAACGACTGGATCTTGGATCAACCTCTCGACGACTCGCGACTGGACATTGACCGTGACGAACAACTTCGTCGTCCGATCGTTAGCGATAGAGATTCGGCTCGCATCGAGCGGGTCTGTACTCGATACCGCGACGATCGAGTTTGAGGTCGACAGCGCGCCGTGATGTTTTTGAAAAGTCACAACTCGGAGATCTTGTGAACAACGTCTTGAAGTTTGAACTCACCGCCGAAGAGGCGAACGTCGTCCTGGCATCGCTCGCGAAGCAACCCTTCGAGGTCGTCGCCGGACTCATCGACAAGCTGCAACGCCAGGCGCAACCGCAGCTCGCACCGAAGGCAGAAGGAGCTGATCCGGCTCCTTGATGAAACAGGCCGCGTCCGACTTCGAGACCGGCTCGGAGGTTAGATGAGCGGCCTATACGTCCAGAGCGACTACTGGCTCTTCGGCTATGCCGTCGGCGATACGCTGTACGGCACGGCCGCAGGGTCGGCGACTGTCACCGGCACGCTTCGTCCGAAGATTTACTCGCCTGGCGCGAGTGTCGGAACGGCAACCGTCCAGGGTGACATCGACGCGATCGGTCGTCCGATCGCAAGCTCCGCGGGTTCGTCGACAACGTCGGCAACCTCTCGAGCATTCGCCAGGGCGACCGGCTCCGCTGATGGAACCGGCGCGACCTCCGCCTCGATCAGCGCGCAGGGCTCCTCGAGCGCAAGCTCGACGGGATCTGCAACGGTCGACGGCGCGGTCATTGCGTCGGGGCCGATCTCTGCCTCCTCGAGCTCGAGCTCCACGGTAACTGCCGACGGCTCCGGGCGTATCGAAGGCGAGGGCGCTGCTGCGGGGACGGCTACGGCCGCGGCCGATGTCCAGGCGCGCACCGGACTCGACGCCTCGAGCTCGGGCAGCGCGTCCGTCTCGGGCGATGCGTTCGCAACCGGCCAGGCATCCGGCCAGGCCGAGGGCTCGGCGACGGTCACCGGCTCCGGGACCGCCAGGTTCTCGAGCCGCGGCGAAACGTCCGGCACCTCGACGGTCGACGGCTCAATCCAGGGCGTCTTCCCGGCTAATGGGGCGGCGCAGGGGGCGAGCACGATCGCGGGGGATGTTCTCGCCTACGGTCTGGCAGATGCCGCCTCTGCGGGCTCTGCGGCGGCGAGCGGCGACATCCTGGCGACCGCTACGGCCGAGGGTGCTTCGAGCTCCTCGAGCTCGGTGTCCGGCGACATCCTGGCAACCGCCCAGGGCTCCGGCTCCGCCGAAGGCCTGGCGACGGTTGAGGGCTCCGGGCAGCGGAAGATCTCCGCACCTGGCGCGGCGATCGGCTCCTCGAGTTCGAGCGCGGTCATCCTGGCATTCGCTCCGGCGGATGGCTCGATTGCAGGCGACGCGACAGTCAGCGCCGAGGCGCGCGCCTTCGCGATGGGCTCCGGCTCGATCGCGGGCGACGCCACGGTCGCGGCCTCCCTCGACGGTCGCTCGACCGTCCAGGGCGCCGCCTTCGGCGACAGCACCGTCTCGGATGTCCCGGCCTACGGGCGCGGCGCGGTCGACGGCAACGATAGCGGCACCTCAAGCGCGAGCGCTTCGATCCTCGCCTACGGTCGCCAGGTCGGCGACGCGGCGGGCGAGGCGAGCTCGATTGTCACGCTCTACGGACGCGGGCCGATCCTGGGCCTGGTGTACGGCACGGCCGAGCTGGAGGGGCAAGCGCGCGGGCGCGGCTCTGTCGACGGCAACGCAGAGGGCGATGCGACCGTCAGCGGACGGATACGCAATCGCACCTTCACGCCGGACTCGCGCGAGCTCAAGGTTCCGTTCCAGGATCGCCGCGAAATTATTCCGCAGCGCTCGACGCTCAAGGTCGGCGCTGACAGTTCGATCGAGGTCGAGGCGGAAGGCCGCACGATCAAGGTCTCACGAAACAACAGGAGAATCGCTGCATGACGATCATCGCGGCATTCACGAAAGATCCGAACTCGACGATCGACTTCGAGGTCGACTGGAATCCCTGGCTCAACGGGGACACGGTCACGACCTCCGCCTGGGAAGTTCCCGCAGCGCTGACGATCGTCTCCGAGGGCGTAACGTCCAGCGTGACGCGCGCGTTCCTCTCGGGGGGAGTCGCCGGAGCGGACTACCTCATCACGAACCGCGTGACGACTCCAGGCGGACGCATTGAAGACCGCTCGGTCCTGGTACAGGTGCGACAACTATGAACCACACCCTGATCACGGCTCCGACGGGTGAGCCGGTAACGGTCGAAGAGGCGCGCTCACATTGCCGCATCGACGGCAACCAGGACGACGAAATTCTCTTCGCACTCACGAAGGCCGCGCGCGAATACGCCGAGGCCTACACCGGCCGCTCGTTTGTGAGCACGACCTGGGAGCTGCGCGTCGATCAGTTCCCGCTCTACTTTCAGCTCCCGAAAGCGCCGCTCGCAAGCGTCACTTCGATCACATATATCGACGTGCAAGGTGCGACGCAGACGCTCTCGGCCGGGCTCTACCAGGTCGTCGCCGACGCCGGGCCGTTCGCGCAGCCTGGCAAGATCTTCCAGGCCTACAACGCGACCTGGCCGAGCTCGCGCGGCCACATCGACGACGTCCGCATTCGGTACGTCGCCGGATATGGCGCGGCGACTGACGTGCCGATGGCAATCAAGGCGGCGATCAAGCTGATGATCGCTCACCTCTACGAGAACCGCGAGGCGACGCTGACAGGCACGATCGTCTCCGAGTATCCGCTCGGCTTTGCTGCGCTGCTCTCGCCGTTCAAGGTGTTTTGACAATGCGCGCAGGGCGGCTTCGACATCGCGTGACGGTCCAAAGGGCGACCGATTCGATCGACCAGTACGGCGACCAGACCCCGACCTGGGCCGCTCTCGGTACCGTCTGGGCGTCGGTCGAGCCTTTGAGCGGACGCGAGTATTTTGCCGCAGCGCAGATGCAAAGCGAGATCAATGCGCGCGTCACACTGCGGCCGATCTCCGGCGTAACGATCACGCCGAAGGATCGGGTCAAGTTCGGGACGCGGTACTTCGACGTGCAATCGGTGATCAACCTGGAAGAGCGCGGGCGCGAGCTTCAGCTACTCTGCGTGGAGCGGTTCGTCTGATGCCGATCATCACAGACATAAAGGTCGACGGGCTTCGGGAGCTCGAGGCCCGGCTCCTCGAGCTCGACGCTCTCGCGGCGAAGCGGCTCCTCACTCGAGCAACCCGTCGCTCGCTGATTAAGCTTGAGCGCCAGGCAACCGCCAACGCCGAGAGCTTCGCGCGATCCGGGGCGCTCGCCGAGTCGATCAAGATCGCCAACGTCAAGCCGCGCGGCGCCGAGACGGTAGCGGTCCAGGTCGGACCCAAGAAGAAGGACAAGCGCGCGGTCGCTCTACAGAACGTCTACTACCGGCGAAAGCGCAAGGGAATCTTTTACGGGCACCTGGTCGAGTACGACCGAAGTGTTCGTGGGGGAAGCGGGCGCCGCGTGCCTGGGCGTCCTTGGTTCACGCCCGCCTGGAATGCGACGAAGAGCGGCATCGTGCCGGAGTTCCAACGCATCCTGGCGCAGGGCATCGCGCGCATCGAGAAACGACTGCGACAACAGGCCGCAGAAACAGAGGGGCTCGTCGACCCGTGAGTATCGAGAACGCCATCATCGCGAAAATCGTCGCGCTTAATACGGGCGCAGCATCTCGTGTCTATCGCGAGATCATCGTCCAGGAGCCGACGCTTCCGGCCGTCGCTGTCAGCAGGACAAGCGGGCAGGGAATGGCGCGCACCCTGGGGAACAACCCGCTCCTGCATCGCGCGGTACTTCGCATAGAGGTCGTCGGCGAGACGATGGCGCAAGTCGCGCCGGTCGCCGCGGCAATACAGGCGGGCCTTGATGGGTGGCGCGGCACGCAGAGCGGAGTCGTGGTTCTTAATTCGCGCCTGTCGCAACAGCAGGAGAACGCCGACGCGCAGGGCGATCGGACGCTGCGCGTCGTGCAGCAGGACTTCGAGTTCGTCTACCGATAAAAACTAGAGAGAAGCGCCGGGAGGGGTCATGGATCTATTCGAGATTTTTACGAGAGCGTGGCCTGTCATCCTGGCGCTGATCACGCTGATCATTGTCCTCTCGAAGCTCGACCTCCGCGTCGCGGTTCTCGAGGACAAGATCAAGACATTGTTCGATCTGCTCAACAAGCGAGAGAAGTGACCAGATAGTCGCCGCCCTCGAGTGATTTCGTTTTAACAACGCCGCCGCAAGGCGGTTTTTTTTTGCTTTAACAACGCCGCCGAGAGGCGGTTTTTTTTTGGAGTAACTGAAAATGACCGCAAACATCTCTACCGGCACTCTGCTCAAAGTGGGCAACGCGGCCTCGCCGGAGGTCTTCGCTACCGTTGCCCAGGTGCAGGAAATCAAGTGGAGCGGGTACACCCGCAAGATCGTCGACACATACACTATGGGCTCGGCCTATCCGACCCGCCTCGTGGGCTCGCACGACCCGCAGAACGTCGAGCTAAAGCTGCTCTTCGACCCGGCAGACGCCGCACACGAAGCCATGCGGACGAAGCTCATCGCGGGCACCTCGAGCAACTATCAGATCATCCTGCCGGATGCCGGGTCCTACCAGGTGCAGTTCGCCGGGCTCGTGACGAAGTTCGAGGTCGACGCGCTGACGGCTGAAGGTGCCGAGATTGTCGCGAACGTGACGATCGAGCTGACCGCTCTGCCGACGGTGACCGTGTAATGAGTCGCGATCTGCTGAAAGCAACGATCAGCAGCGCGTTCTCGAAGGCGTCCGTCCGTCAGCTCGAGGTGCACGGCGTGTCCGTGTTCATCCGCGGGCTGACGGGCGGCGAGCGCGTGCAGCTCCAACAGTGGGCGGCGGAGGCCTCGAGCGGTGGCGAGCCGCTCGCGGACTACAAGGTCGCGGCTCTGGGCCTTTGCGACGCCGAAGGGGTGCGCCTCTTCGATGATCCGCTCGAGGTGGCAAAGCTCGACGGCGCGGTTCTCTCGCAGCTCTCGAAGGCGATCCTCGAGGCCTCCGGCCTCACTGAAAACGCGGTCTCTGACGCCGAAAAAAAATAGCGGGCGAGCCGGAGCTGCTGATGTGGTTCCGGCTCGCGGCGCATCTCGGCGCGACGGTGGGTGAGCTCCAGGAGCGAATGAGCTCTGCGGAGTTCACCCACTGGATCGCGTTCTTCTCGATGGAGCCCTGGGGCTACGACGTCGAGATGTGGCAGATGGGAATGATCTCGGCGACCAGTGCCAACGCGGCAGGGCCCAGGAAGGGCGGCAAGGCCTGGCGCCCGGACGATTTCATCCCGAAGAAACACGAACCCTCTCGAGGGCAATCCCTCGCAGAGCAGCGCGTAATCCTTCAATCAATGGTGAAGCATGGCTGACATCGGCACACTCGTCGTCAAAATGGCGGCGGACTCGGCGCAGATGCGATCCGAGCTTGATCGCGTCAAGAAGGACCTCAAGAGCACCGAAGGCGGCGTCGGGTTCCTTACGAACAACCTGAAGCTCCTCGGCGGGATCGCGGCGGGGGTCTCCTTCACGGCGCTCATCTCCGAGTCGATACAGCTCGCGGGCGTCCTCAACGACACCGCGATCAAGACCGGGATCTCGGTCGACGCCTTGCAGCGCCTCCAGTTCGCAGCCGGGCTCTCTGGCGGTTCGCTCGAGTCGGTCTCGGGCGCCGTGGGCCGTATGCAGAAGGCGCTCGTCACGGCCGGTGAAGGATCGGCCCAAGCAAAAGAGGCGCTCGATCGTCTCGGGCTTTCGGCGCAACAGATCCTCGCGCTCTCGCCGGACAAACAGTTCGAGGCGATTGCAGTCGCTATCGCGGGCATCCAAGACCCGGCAACCCGCACGACCGCAGCGATGGGACTGTTCGGCAAGTCTGGCGCAGAGCTTGTGCCGACCCTGGTCGCGATCGGCACGAACGCCGAGGGCATCAATGCCGCGCTCTCCGAGATCGGCGGGCCGGTGTCCGCCCAGGCGATCGAGGCAGTCGACAACCTCGGAGATCAGCTCGACATTCTCAAGACCGCAGGAAAAAACACCGCGATCGAGCTCGCGGCGCTTGCCTCGATCGTTATCGGTCCTTTGCTCCAGGCGACGGGCGAGTGGATCAAGTCGATCCGCATCCTCGCCGGTGGCGGCGGAGAGCTCGAGAAGCTCGAGCGCAAGCTCGAGATCTTGCGCGAGTCTCGCGACTCGATGCTGCCGTTCTTTCTCAACCTCGGCTACCTCGAGAACGGGAAAGTCATCATGGGCCCGCGCGCGCTACAGCAAGCGATCGCGCAAGTGGGTCGCGAGATCGACATCCTCAAGACGAAGTCGCAGTTCGAGCCGGTAATGGTCGACATTCCGATCGACATCCCGGAGCCAAAGATCCCGGACTTGAGCAAAAAGCGAGAGCTCACCGCGGCCGAACGCCGAGAGCGAGCCTCCGATCAGCAGCCGGAGTACTTGCAGGGAATTCTCTCGAATCAAGAGCTAATCGAGATGATGCACCAGCAGCACTCGGACCGATTGATTGCGATCGACATGTCGACGGCCGCGCAACGGATCAAGGTGCACTCGGACCTCGAGTACTTCCGCATGGAAGTCGCCGAGGCCTTCGGGCTTCAGATGCTCGACTTCGAGGCAATCAAGAATCAGTCGATCATCTCTCTCGCGGGCGAGCTCTTCACGACGCTCGGCGCGCAGAACTCGAAGCTCTTCAAGATTCAGCAAGCCTTCGCGATCGCGAACGCCGTCATCAACGTCGCCCAGGGCGTCACGAAGGCGATGTCCTCGCTCCCGTTCCCGGCCAACCTGGCGGCAGCGGCGAAGGTCGCGGTCGCCGGTGCGATCCAGGTCGCGAAGATCAAGGCGACCAACCCTGGCGGCTCTGCCTCGGTGGCGACCGGCGGGCTCGGCTCGAGTGGTGCCGGAAACGTCGAGGCGGCTCGAGGTGCGACCCAGGGCAACGCCGACCAGGCGCAGATGCAATCGCAACGGGTCGCCCAGGTCGTCATCCAGGGCAACGTTTTCTCGGCGCGCGAGACCGCGGACTGGCTCATCGGTCAACTGTCCGAAGCGATTAACGATCGCGACGTCGTGTTCATCAACGGCAACTCGCGCCAGGCCGGACTCATCGGAGGTGGCGCATGACCGCCGTCGTCTTCAACGCAAAGCGATCTCTCATCGCGGGACATTCCGCGGGCGTCGAGTACACGCTGAACCTTCGCGTCGTCGAGGGCGGCATGACGATCGGCCGCAAGGTCGGATCGGAGGTGCAGCGCACGCTCTCGGATAAGACCGAGACGCTCTACTTTTACGGGAAGACGACCTGGAACGTGACGGTCCTCGTGACCGGCTCAACCGAGCGGTCCGCCTTGCAGGAGTTCCTGCACTCGGTGGAGGCGCAGGAGAGCTTCACGTTCTCGCCCTATGGCGTCGCCGGAAGTCTCGGCACGACCTACACCGTGCGCCGCGTCAACGTGAACTACAGCTTCGAGCGCCTCGATGCGACCGGCAGCTCGCCCGATGAAGACGCGATGCGCGTCAGCTTTGACATCGAGGAGGCGTAATGCGGACCGATCCCGTCGCCCTGGACATCGCCAACCGCAGCCAGGTCAAGGAGCCGCGGTTCATCGTCAAGATCGAGTACCCGGTCGACTCGATCTACATCACAAGCCACGGGGACATCACCGGCGTCCCTGGGACCGTGCTACAGGGCGCGCTCCAGGAGCCCTCGATCGTCTCGCAGCGATTGAACCCCATCGACGGGCGCAGTGAGATCGGCTCTGCCTCCTTCGCTGTCGTGGACCTCGGCGCAGCTCTTACGGACGAGATCCGCGAGCGGCTCAACGACGACGAGGGTCTGCGCGATCGCCAGGTGCGGTTCTACCTCGGCTACGCCGGGTTCACTTTCGCCGACTGCGTGCTCATCGGGACGCAGAAGATCTCCGAGGCGAGCTTCGAGCGCGGTCGGTACCAGATCAAATGCGCCGACGTGCAGCGGTCCGCGAAGAAGGACATCTTCGAGCTCTCCGAGACGACGCTCTCCCAGTCGATCAGCGCAACCGACACGACCGTCTATGTCACCTCGACGACGGGCTTCTCGACCGTCTATCACGGCTCGAGCTACACCGACGCGGCGAGCCAGTCTGTCGGCTACATAAAAATCCGCGACGAGGTAATCCGCTACACCGGAAAGACCTCGACGAGCTTCACCGGCTGCACGCGCGGCGTGCTAGGCACTGTCGCGAGCAAGTATGACGTCGACGCGGGTGTCGCAGCCTCCAGGCGCGAGAAGGTCACCGAGCACGTCTATCTCGAGCTCCCGGCCGTCAAGCTCGCCTACGCAATACTGACCGGCACGCTGTACGGCGACTCGGCGACACTGCCCTCGACCTGGCACCTCGCAATCGACCCGGCGCTTGTGCGCCTCGCGGACTACACCGGCATCGGTTCGGATATGTGGAACGGCGCGGACGGTGGCGTCGTGATTCGCTTCGAGGGGCTGAAGAAGACCGACGGCAAGAAGTTCCTCGAGGAGGAGATCTGTCGTCTGCTCGGTCTGTTCATGCCGGTCTACGCCGACGGCGCGCTCGGACTGAAGCGCGCATCGCGCGTGCTCTCGGACTCGGCAACCGTGGCGACCCTGGACGAGTCGAACTCGACCCAGGTCGGCGAGCTGCTGCACGACATGGGCGAGCTGCACAACGTCTTCCGCATCTCGTGGAACTGGAACGGCAGCGACTACACCCGCACGACCTCACTCATCGACGCCGCATCGGTCGCCGTGCACGGGCGCGCAGATCCGCTCGACCTCAAGTTCAAGGGCCTCTACGGCGGACGCGCGACCGACTCGCTCCTCTTTCAGCTCGTCGACTCCCTGCGTGATCGCTACGCCGCACCTCCGCAGCGCCTCTCCGTGTCGGTTCTGCATTCGCTAAACCGCCTCGAGATCGGCGATGTCGTGCGCGTCAAGTTCGCATCGGTGCGCGACTTTGCGGGAACCGGCTCGAGCATCGACCGCGCGTTCGAGATTCAGAACATGTCG